ACCAAATACTGCGGCTGGTGCAGGAGAGGTTAATAAAGGCGGCGGGGGCGGCGGCACTAGAACTAATATTACGGCTGGCGCGGGTGGTTCCGGCGTAGTTATTATTGCTTATGCTTCTACTTTTGGTGATTTGGCTTCTGTTGATGCTGGACTATTTTGCAATGGAAGTTACGGAAATAATGTTTCTGTTATTTCTGGCGGGAATAAAATTTACACATTTACAATTGGCTCTGGACCTATTTCATGGTGATTTGTGAATATAAATAATTTATTTCCAACTCCAGTAGCATTCTTTAGCTTAGGTCGTGAGCTAAACAAAACAGAGTTAGATTTTATTAAAGGTCAAGATTATTACGCTAACGAAGGTAATACAACTAGCAATGATCGTAAAATTTTAAAAAATAAAGAACTTACTGAATTGCGTGATTTTATTGAAGATTCAATGAATGAATACTTCAAAGCTATTCATGCACCAAAGTTTGATGTAAATCTGTATTTAACGCAGAGTTGGGCTAATTACACAGAAAAAGGACAGTTTCACCATAAACATTCGCATCCGAATAGTTTGGTTAGTGGTGTGTTCTATCCACAAGCTGATCGTGCAGTAGATAAGATTTACTTTTACAAAGATGGATACGAGCGGATTAAAGTTCCTGCTAAAGAATTTAATCCTTACAATTCTGAATCATGGTGGTTTGAAGTTGGTGCTGGTGATTTGATTCTATTCCCATCGCATCTAACGCACATGGTACAGACCAAAGAAGATGACAACACAAGAATTAGTATTGCTTTTAATACATTTGTAAAAGGTTATATAGGTTCAGACGAAAATCTTACTGGTTTGAATTTGAGGGAAGAATAATGGCTCATTACGCATTTCTTGACGAAAACAATATTGTTACTGAGGTCATCGTTGGAAGAAACGAAGGCGAAGATAATATTGATTGGGAACAATGGTATGGTGACTTTCACGGTCAGGTATGTAAGCGTACTAGCTACAACACAGTAGGTAATGTTCATAGTAATGGTGGCACTCCTTATCGTGGAAACTATGCTGGCATTGGATACATTTATCGCGCAGACATTGATGCGTTTGTTCCTCCGCAACCATTTCCAAGCTGGACATTAGATGCCAATGTTGTTTGGCAGCCTCCAGTAGCTAGACCTATTGATGGAATGTACTCATGGGATGAGGCAACTCAAGCGTGGGTAGAGGTAAATGGCTAATTATGTTGATTTTGACTATTGGGTACAAGGCTATGGTGAGGGTGACCTAAGTCAGCCTGATCTATACGTTGTTGCTGGCTATTGGGATGCTGGCTATTGCGAGAATGAAGATACTGGCGGTGTCGCATCTATCACGGGTACTGCTACAGTAACAGCAAAGGCAGTAGACTTTACTTTAGGAACTGCGTCTATTACAGGTAATGCTACTGTAACTGCTCTATGCGTTCCTGATCTATACGTTGTTAGTGGTTACTGGGTTGGTGGGTATTGCGAGAACGAGGATACCGAACCTAGTGCTTCTATTGTCGGTACTGCTACTGTAACGGCTATAGGTACTCAGACATTTACAGGTGCTGCAAGCATTACTGGCGATGCTCAGGTATCAATTACTGTTGCTAATGTTCAAGTAGGAACAGCAGCAATTACTTCTGTTACAACTGTTACGGCTAACGGCACATCAGTTTTTGTTGGTAATGGAAGTATTACTGTAAATGCTGAAGCTACTGCTCTTGGCACAGGTATATTTGTTAGGACTGCTGCTATTACTGCTAGTGCTGATGTGGGTGTAATTGGTGATGTTATTGGTTACCAATGGACTGTAGTTACTCCAGAATCAACTAATTGGGCTAAACAGTAATGGCAAAGCAAAAGATTATCTTTGGTGAGTGGTTACCAGATCAGCCGGGTGTTACTGGTGCTGTAACTGATGCCTTTAATTGTTATCCAGTAACAAACGGATATTCTGCGTTACGTGAAGCAGTAGATTACTCGAATAATGCAGGTCAGAATCTGCTAGTTACATTCGCTGGTAAATCATCAGGTGCGTCTACCTTGTTCGCTGCTGGTGCTACACAGATTTACAAGTTTAACCCTAGTAATACTGCATTAGACGCTGTAACAACTACAGGATATTCTGCTGTTGATTCGTGGGATATTACTCAGTTTGGCTCTAAGATGATTCTAGCCAATGGTGCAGACCAGTTACAGGCTTATGATCTAGGTTCATCGACTTACTTTGCTGACTTGGCTGCTGCTGCTCCTGCGGCTAAATTTGTAACGGTAGTTAGAGACTTTGTTGTAGCTGCTAACGTAGGTGGTGAGGAGAACAAGGTCTATTGGTCAGATATTAATGACGAGACTGACTGGACTCCGGGTGCTGCTTCTCAGTCTGACTCTCAGGTAGTGCCTGATGGTGGTGACATTACTGGTCTAGCAGGTGGTGAATACGGTCTAATTTTCTTAGAACGTGCTATCTATCGTATGTCGTATGCAGGTAGTCCGTTCTTCTTCCAATTTGACGCTATTTCTAGGACGTTAGGCTGTATGTCTAACGGCTCTGTTGCTCAGTTTGGAAATTTAACTTACTTCCTGTCTGACGATGGCTTTTATATGTGCGATGGTAAGTCAGTTAAGAATATCGGAGTAGAGAAGGTTAATCGCTGGTTCTTTGATAATGTCAGTTTGAGCGAAATTCAGACAGGCATGAGTGCAACCATTGATCCGGTTAAGAAGTTAGTTATCTGGAACTTTAAGAATAACTTCGGTCGCAGATTCTTGCTGTACTACTCGATTGATTTGAATAAGTGGAGCTACGGTTCAACTGACGTTAACTTCTTAGCGTATGGTCTGACACCGAGTGCCACACTTGAGCAGTTAGATATTTACTATTTTGATACTACAAACCAGAAAACTGGTACGTATACACAAAGTAGCACTACTGTTACTGTTACTGTAACGGATCATGGATTAGAGACAGGTTCTTTTGTATCTTTTGATGCGACTTCTGGTGCTGGAGTAGATGGAGTATTTGCAGTAACAAGAACTAGCGCAAATATATTTACATTCACAGCAGTAACTGGTGCAACTATTACTACGTCAAATTGCACAATCACATTGCCAAGTATTGATAACGCTTCAGAACAGATTCCGCTTGATTCACGCACTTGGGCTGGTGGTCAGCTTATATTCGTTGGCGTTAGAGATCAGAAGATTGTAGTTTTCTCTGGTGCATTACAAGCGGCTTTTATTACTTCTGGAGATATTGACATTGGACGTTCTATTATCACATTGGCAAAACCTATTATCGATAATGGAATCGCGTCAGTTGCAGTTGCCAGTAGAAAACTATTGTCAGATAGCGTCGAATTCGGAACAACAGCCGTACCAGACTCAGACAACAGAGTGCCATTGAGAGCTAACGGTAATTACCATCGTATTAAGGTAGCTCCGACTAATGCTAATTGGGAAACTATTGTAGGTTGTGAAATTGAAATTACTCAGCAGGGCAATCGATGACTAGATCAGTACAGTTTCGTACTCTACCTGTATTCGGTGCTGATGAACGCTCTGTTAGTGAGGTTGTCCGTGGGATCATGGACGGTAAGACGAACAATACTGGTACGGTTAGTTTAGCGACAGGCAATACTACTACTACTACGCTATTTGACGATCGTATAGGCAACGAGAGCCTTTTATTCTTTACTCCTGTATCTGCGGCTGCGTTTACTGATGCGATGCCCTACGGAGCGTTTCAGGACTCTACGAACCAGACTGCTGCTAATACTACGACTGCATATGCTATTACATTAAATACAACTGACTACTCTAATGGAGTGTATTTATCCAATAACTCTAGGATGAACGTCAGAAATGCAGGTGTTTACAACTTGCAATTTTCCATTCAGTTTAAGAATACGACTAATAGCAGCCAAGATGCAGATGTGTGGTTTAGAAAGAATGGAACGAATATAACGGCTTCTAATAGTCGATTTGGTATTCCGGCACGACATAGTTCTGGTGATCCAAGTCATATTATCGCTGCATTAAATTACTTTATTGAATTAGCTGTCGGTGACTATCTTGAGATAATGTGGAGAGTTACAGATACTGGCGTAACGATTGAAACATTTGCGGCAGGAACTAGCCCGACTAGACCGTCAGTACCTAGCGTTATTACTACGGTAAACTATGTTTCTCCTAATGCTTCAACTAATATATATGTTAGTAGTCAAGTACGAGGAAGTGCTACTCTGACACATTGGTCTAATAACACGGCAGATAAAACGTATGGTTATATTGTGGTGGGCTAATGGAGTATAGATATATTGCTCCACAGGAACTAAGACAATGGTGGTCTAGCGTTAAGTTAGGCTTAGAGAAGATTAAAAGCAGGAGTCCAGAAAACTGGATTATTGAAGATGTATATACAGACTGTTTCAATCAAAAGAGTCTGTTGTTTGTACTGATAGAGAATAACCACTACGCTGGATTCTTTGTCATACAGCCACAGGGCGAGACTATGCATCTATGGGCTGCTTATTCGTTAGAAAATAGTTATGATGTTGTCGAAAATGCCTTAAAATACATAAAAGGCATGGCTGCTGAAGCTAAGGTTAAATACATAACATTTTCTAGCCATAGGCGGGGTTGGGCTAAAAGGGCGGCTGATTACGGATTCCGTCCAAAACAATGGATTTGTGAGGTTTAATATGGGTGGTGGCGGCGGTAGTCAAAAGAGCACTACAACAACGAGCATTGATCCAGCGATCAAGCCGTATGTTACCTATGGACTTGAGGAGGCTAAACGTCTCTATGAAACAGGTTCACCACAATTCTTCCCCGGTCAGACGTATGTAAGCCCATCGGAGCAGACTCAGCAAGCCTTGCAGATGGCTCAACAACGAGCTATGGCAGGTTCTCCGCTAACAGGTGCAGCACAGGCAGAGACATTAGCTACGATTCAAGGTAGAGGCGTTAATCCATTCCTAGCGGGTGCTTTAGAGCAGACGAATCGTCTAGCAGGTGAAGATTATTTGCGTAATATGCAGAAATTGCAATCAGGCGCATCGTCAATGGGTCGTTATGGCTCTGGTGCTCAGAATCAATTAACAGGTCAGGCTCAGGATGTTTATGCTCGTGCGTTAGCGGAACAAGGTGGTCAGTTAGCGTATCAGAGTGCTGAAGCTGAACGTGCTCGTCAGATGGCTGCGGTTGGTGCTGCTCCTCAAATGGCACAAGCTGACTATGCTGACATACAACGTCTATTGACTGTTGGTGGTGCTAGAGAGGCTCAGAGTGCTGCTCAGTTACAAGATGCAATGAATCGCTTTAACTTCCAGCAAAACTTGCCACAAGCAAAACTAAGCCAATACGCTAATCTGTACTCTAGTGCTCCTCAAGGAAGCCAGACGGTGCAGACTGCTACTCCTACAGGTGGCAAGTAATGGCTGATCCTATTTCAGCAGGTGTAGTTGGTTCTGTAGTTATGCCTACTGCTGGAGTTGCTTTAGCTGCGCCTACTATAAGTACAGCCTTAGTTAATGGTTTAAATGTTGGTGGGTCATTTTTTGGTCAAGGCGGTATGCTTTCTCAAGCTGGTCAAGGGTTGAGTGTATTTAATCAGGCTAATCAAGCATTCGGTGGTGGCGATCAATCTATGCAAATGGCTCCACAAGGACAAATAAGTCGTGGTCAGGTTCAACCAATGGATTATATGAGTTTATTAAATCCACAGAATCAGCAGACTGTTATTAGTCCTCCACAAATTTCGTTATTGGGGTAATTATGGGTGGCTCATCAAGTCCTTTAAGTGTTGGTTCATTCCTTAATGGAATTGGAACTAATTTAGTCGCTGGCGGCGATATAGCTAAAGGCGCGTTACTGAACGCAGCCGCTCTTGCTAGTTCTGGTGGTGCTACTAATCCTACAGTTGGTTCTTTCCCTTCAGACTTTATGAGTGGAGGAAAGGTAATTCAATCTGCTCCTGTTGCTAACAATGCTTTAACTGAAACATTTTTACAGAGAATTGGTGGAACTGGTAATGTGTTTGGTCAGGGCGGAACATTGTCTCAAGTTGGTCAGGGTTTAAACGTATATAACCAAGCTAATCAAGCATTTGGTGGCAACGATGCGCCTATGCAATACGCTCCTTCTGGGCAAGTAAGCCGTGGTCAGATTCAGCCAGTTGACTATATGAGCTTGTTAAATCCTCAGCAACAGTCGGTTATCCGTCCACCACAAATTTCACTATTGGGGTGATATATGGCAAAACTATCTGAATTACCACCAATTGACCAATATGAATTAGCTAAAAGTTTTGGTCAATTTAATGGAACTTTTCGAGAATTCTTAAACTCTCGTCCTGCATTACAATCTAATCCAGTACCGCAAATTAATCAATTAACACCAAATGAAGTTAATGATGAATTTAGTAAGCTATCTGGAAGAAGAAATAATTCACTTTTAGATATGTTTACGAGTATTCCTTTATCTGGTGAAAATCAGCAAGCTGCTCCTGTAGATAATAGAGTTTCTACGCCTAATGTAGCTAGTTTAACTAATTACATTCCTAGTATGAACAGTTTGAGTGGTCTCATCCCTACAGAGATTCCTAACGTATTTGGTCAAAGAAATCCATTGTATGAGAATTTATTAGGAGTTCCTCAATCTCAAGCACTATCTAAGCAATCTAATATTGCTGGATTGTTAGGTGCTGCTGCTGCTTTGGCTTCTGGCATGGGTAGACAAGGCGGTAGGCGTTCTGCTGCTCAGAATATATTGGGTGCTTTAGGTGCAGGTTATGGTGCTGCTGGTCAGCAATATCAACAAGGTTTACAGAATTATGGATTGCAGCAACAAATATTGAATCAGCAATTGCAGCGTGAAAAAACATTGCGTGATTTACAAAGAGAACAAGCAGCTATTGGTTCTATAGATGAGCTAATAAAAGCTGACCCTTCTATTGATCCTGCTATGAAGGCTTATCTTTTAAATAATAAAGATAAAGCACTTCAAATGTATATGCAGCGTCAAAGTTTGCAGAAATTTATGGCTGGTAGACAAGCTCCTGCGGCTACTGCTCCATCTGCTGAAATGGTTGCTTATAACGAGCAAATGGCTCCTTATACTACTAGCGGTGGAGATACCAGAGTAATTCCACAAGCAGCTCCAGTACGTGAGCCAACAGGCAAATTAGCCCCCGGAACTGTTGAAACAGCTCCAGTACCACAGCCTTATACCGGAGAGTTTGGTGCGCTTCCTACGGCTCCTAAAGCCGCTCCTCCTGTTAATCCATTAGAAGCCCAGATAAGAAATGCTGATTTAATGGCAGAGTATTTTCAAAGCCAAGTTGGTATTGATCCTGATGCTGGAGTTAAAGTTAAACAACAACAAGAAATAGCTAAAGATTTACGTGGTCAATTTAGAACAGATTCTTTAATTAATCAAATTGCTTCTCAATCAGATAAAGTTTATCCAACTTTAAAGAAGCGCATGGATTCTCTTATTTCTCGTTCTAAAACAATGACTGAGGAAAAGATTAATGCTGAATACAATAATATTATGCAAGAAGATGCAAAAATTCTTGAAAATATGGACCCAACAATTCTTGCTTTTGAGATTCAACGTCGTGAAGCAATGGCTCCAAAAATTAATCTTCCTAGCGAATCTGAGCGTACTGCTGGCTATTTAACTACTAGACTTAAAAATTCATTAGAGCAATATCAAACTGCTATAGGAGAAACACCTAAAGCAGCAATGCCTAATATGGTTGGAGAAATAATTAAGGGCGTTACAAGATCAGATTATCTAAAGAATTTAGCTACACCAGAAGCTAGGCAAAGAGTAGAAGCTGCTCAACTTGATATTCTTAGTGCTGCTCTTACATTATCTACTGGTGCTGCATATACACAACTAGAATTAGAGAGCCAAAGAAAAACTTATTTCCCGGAATTGGGTGATAAGCCCGGAACAATTAAAGATAAGGCAGTTCGTTTAGATAAATTATTAAGAGAAGCAGCTACAACAAAAGCTGGTCGTGCTGCCCCTAAAAATACTAGCGAACCATCGTTTGATCTTAACGAGATAACTAAAGAACTTGAGCGCAGGAGAGGAAAATAATGGCAGATTTATCTGGCGTTTCTACAAAAGACCTTGAGTACGCTTCTCGTGGTCAATGGGATAAGGTGTCAACTAAAGGCTTAGAAGCTATGGCTTCTGCTCGTGGTATGAGCACTCAAGAACAGCCGTCTGTTATCGCTCCTGTACCATATTCTCCTACTGCTGAAACTGTTAGAGCTGCTGCTGGTGGTCTTGCATTTCAATCCGCTGATGAATTGGAGGCTGCATTTCGTAGTGGGGCAATTAGTGGTCCAGAATATACAAAGATTAGAGATCAATTAAGAGCACAGCAAGGACAGTTTAGACAAGATATGCCCGGTCGAGCATTGGCTGCTGATATTGGTGGATCATTAGCCTTGCCTCTTGGCGTTATAGCTAAACCAGTAACTCGTGGATTAGGGATGCTTGGTGATGTTTTGCTTGGAACTGGTATAGGTGCTGCAACTGGCGTAGGTATGGCTCCTACAATGGAACAAGCACCAGAGGAAGCCGTTAAAGGCGGTTTAATGGGTGGATTATTTAGTGGTGGAGTAAGTGGTGCTGGTCGTTTACTAGCTCCTAATGTTCGTCCGGAAGCTGCTGCATTACGTGAGCAAGGCATCCCATTAACTCCGGGTTCTGCATTTGGTGGTCGTATTCAACAAATAGAGCAATCTGCTGAAAGTATTCCTATTGCTGGTCGTATTATTACAGGTGCTCGTGAAAAGCAATTTGAGAAATTTAATACGGCTGCATATAACAAGGTATTAAACAATCTTGACCCTAAGTTAAAAGTTCCTTCTAATGTTGTAGGACGAGATGCGTTTAACTTCGTTGAGAGTCAAATACGTAATCAATACGATAATGTAGTACCTAATTTACGTGTTACATATACTCCTAGAGTTGAGCAATCTCTTGACGCTATTAAAAATAGATATTCTGGTACTAAATTACCGGAAGAATTGCGTAAAGGATTTGCAACTTATGTAGATGGGTTAAAGGCTGATTTTTCTGTAACACAAGTAATGAATGGTCGTAGAGCACAAGCTATTAAAGAAGATTTAGGAAGAATGGCTACTGCTTATTCTCAAGAAACTGGTGCAAATAGACTTTTAGGAGACGCTTATCGTGATCTTCAGGGTTTATATATGAGCACAATGAAAAATCAAAATCCTACATACGCTAAAGATTTGCAAAAAGCAGATGCAGCTTATCGTGATTTTGTTAGAGTTCAAACTGCTATTGCAAAGACTCGTGGTGAAGAAGGCGTATTCACTCCTGCTCAATTAGAGGCTTCTGTTCGTCAGGCTGATAGATCAACTCGTAAAGGTGCATTTGCTCGTGGTGCTGCTCCAATGCAGGATTTATCTGGAACTGGTGTAAGTGTTTTAGGCACTAAAGTTCCTGATAGTGGAACTGCTGGTCGTGGAATGACTGCTGCTGCTCTTACTGGCGGTGCTGGCATGGTTGATCCTACAATGGCGGCATTAACTGGATTGTCTACACTTCCTTATTTTGGTCTTGGTGAGAAACTAATGTTTGCTCCTAGAAATCCAACATTCTCAGAAGCAGTTCAAAGAGCTAGAGCTGCTGCTCCATTTGCTATTCCCGGATTACTCGGATTAACTCAATAGGTGCATCATGGCAAAGAACAAGATTAGTGAATATAGTGCTACCGCATCCAATAACACGGATATTGGCGGTATTAACATAGCTGAGGGCTGTGCTCCATCAGGTATTAATAACGCTATCCGCGAGTTAATGGCACAGCTTAAAGATCAGCAAACAGGCACAGACGCTG